AGGTGGTGGAGCCGGACAACCATGGGCAGGTAGTATCGGCATAGGACCAACATCACAAGGCCCTATCACTGGCCAAACACTAACACTTAAAATTACACCAGCCAATGGCGGTAGTATTGTGTCGGTTGCCGGGCAAACCAGTGCCGAAAGCCTGTACATTATTGCCGACGGTGACGACTTTGATCGTGAGCTGGGCAAGATCATTACCATGAGCAAGTTAAAAGAATGATCAACAATGTCAATACTGGTAATACCGGTGGTTATCTTTATGCTAACCAATCTGGTAGTCACCCTTATGTGAGTCCAAATTCCAACAATCCTATGCAGGGCATGGTTCGATTAAATGGTGGCACTTTAGAAGTCTTTGACGGGTCCAGCTGGATCATGATAACCAGCTATGCCGAAATTCACCTAAGTTCTACTGCTATTTCAGCATTGGATTGGGCCAACCGTAAGATGATCGAAGAAGCAAAATTTCGTAGTCTTGCAGATAAAAGTGTAGCAGTAGCAGATGCTCTTGCAACGTATGAAAAAGCACGTGAACAACTTAATGTAGTAATGACCTTGGCGGACGAAAAATGATAGCACAAACATTAAACACTTTAACAGGCGAAATTTCTGGGTTGTGGGGCTGGATCATTGGCATTGTTGCCGGCTGGGGCCTGACCTTTACTCTTGTGGTTGCGGCCATCATCTATGCTCATATTCGTATCAATCGGGTACGGCAAGACCTAGAAAATCTGCGCAATCAGCACGTGACCGAAACTCGTGACCTGAGTCTACGCCTGCGCAAACTGGAAAAGTAATCACTGCATGGACAGGATTGAGTACGATTTATCAACTGCAATTGGACTCGGCGGATTGATTGGTTTTTATAGTTTGATTTTATCAACCAAACAACCAGCACAAATCAATATACAGCCAGGCTGGACTCTTGTGCATGATATCAAAAGAATTTTTAACATTGCCGACGATCGAGTCGTTATAAATGAAGTACACGATCGGTCCATCGACAATGCCTTGGTGGATGCGCTAGGCGATAATGCAAAATTTTTTAGCAGTTACATCAAAACTAATCAGTTAAATTTGTTTGGGCAAAATATGCCGGTACTAACAAGATCAGTCATGGCCGGAACTGCATTGTCAGATGGCAAACCATGTATAGGATTGGCCATTGGTGGGAGTCCTGAAATAGCTAGATGGAAATATTTGGATCGATTCTCTGGATTAGATCCTGAGATGCTTCCAAAAAAATACCCTTACACAAAACAGCACATTGACAAAATCATTGAATTGTGCATAGATAGTGGATACGATATTGTTACTATCAACTCTGATCGAATCAGTTTAGAACACAAGATACTGTTGTTGAACAATTTATGCGATTGCGTAGTCGGGTACGAAGGTGGAATGGCACATCTGGCACATTGTTTAGATATTCCTGTGATCATGTTTCCATGGGAAAATGACCATACAAAACATGCTATGATGATGCATCTTGATAAAAAAACATATTTTTTAAATTCAGCGGATGAAGTGTTAGGCTGGACTCCAGACATTTTTTTGGAAATCAAAGATCGTTTACATAACAATTTGGGCAACAATGAATTTTTAACAGATCAGTTTAAAAATTCAAGCACAGATGAACAAATGAATTATGCTCCCGACGGATTAAGAGATTTTTTAAAAAACAACATTGAACAATTAACAATAGGTGGATACAATGAGTAAAGTATATTACAAAGAATCGACGGTACGTGCATGGATACACGACATTATCCGTTCAATGAACGCTGATCATTGGCGCCCAGACTACATAGTAGGCCTAACACGTGGCGGCCTGGTACCGGCTGTGATGTTGAGTCACTATTTAGAAGTTCCTATGGAATGTCTTAAAGTAAGCCTGCGTGACAGTGAATACGGTCCTGAGCACAACTGCTGGATGGCCGAAGATGCTTTTGGCTATACCGGGCCAACTACCGACGGAGATCCTGCTCGCAGTACTCGTGGCAAAAATATTCTTATTGTAGACGACATCAACGACACCGGTGCCACCCTCAACTGGATTCAAAACGACTGGCGCGAAAGCTGTTTGCCAGCGGACCCACGTTGGGATACCGTCTGGGGCAACAATGTTCGGGTAGCAGTCATGGTCAATAATCAAGCGTCTGATTTCAAAGCAGTGGACTATTCTGGACTTGATATCAATAAACTGGAAGACCCTATCTGGTGTGTGTTTCCCTGGGAAGAGTGGTGGCGATAAGTGATTATTGAACTGATAGGAACTTGGTTGTTGGTCGGCTTTGTCAGTGCCATTGGGTGGAACGTGGCTGACGAAACAGTCAACAAACCGGTCATTGATCCATGGTTATCAAAACAGGTCAGTGACAAAACTGGTCGAGTGGACGCAAATGTTTCACCACCCACAGCACAAGATAAATAGTTATATTCCCAAAACAGCGGTCTTCGGCGTCATCCCGCTTGATAAATTCTGCCGCCTATGCTATAATCTAACATAGGAGAATCATAATGGCAAACCAACCCAGACAGTACAAGTACACAAGTACCAAAGAGTATGTAGACGCATTTCCTTGTGCGTATCGTCAATGGCGAGCTGACAGTCACTGCAACTTAATTCACGGATATTCATTTAGCATGAAGTTCTATTTTGGCACAGACGACCTGGATGTGCGTAACTGGGCGGCCGATTACGGTGGACTCAAAGAATTAAAACAAGTGCTAGAAAGTCAGTTTGATCATACTCTATTAGTTTCAGAAGATGATCCTGAACTAGAAACATACAAATTACTACAAGAAAAGAATCTTGCTAAACTAACTATCCTGCCCAAACTGGGTTGCGAAGGCCTGGCAGATCAATTATACCGATACGTCAATGGTGTGTATATTCCTGACATGTGGGGCACAGCCGAGGCAGATAGACTTTGGTGTTATCGTGTAGAAGTACGTGAAACACAATCAAATATGGCGTTCCGTGAAGGTCATCGTGAGTGGAATGAGGACTTGTTTGCGTGAGTAAAATAAATGAAATATTGGACATCTTGCAGGAAGAATGTGCCGAAGTTATCCAATCCATTAGCAAGTGTCGCCGTTTTGGTATGGAAAATAGCCATAAAGATGGTGGTACCCAGCGTGAACACTTGACTCAAGAGCTAGGAGATGTTACACTATTGATAGAATTACTCAAGGCCTACGGTGTTTATACGGATCAAGAATTACACCAAGCACAGGTACGCAAGAGTCAAAAATTAACTAAATGGTCGACTGTATATGACTCCGAATGATGTTAAATGGATCCAAATTGAAGCCAGTTCTAAATGCAATGCCTGGTGTCCCATGTGTAGCAGGAATAAAAACGGCTACGGCCTACGAGACAATCTTGTTGAAGAAGATGTTCCTACCGAAAAGGTACAGCAAGCGATTGAAAAATTACCAAACCTAGAAATGATCGAGTTTTGCGGCAATCTTGGAGATCCTGTCATTGCCAAAAACTTTTTAGAATTAATTGCTGTAGCTAAAACTACCAGAGCCAAAATAAGAATACACACCAATGGCAGTTTACGTACTGAAGAATGGTGGACTAATTTAGCAAAAGAATTAGCCAATGTAGAACATGACATATGGTTTGGGCTTGATGGCTTAGCTGGAGTACATGAGATTTATCGACAAGGCACTAGTTACCAAAAAATAATTGATAATGCAACAGCATTTATACAAGCAGGTGGTACAGCGGTTTGGCAATTTATTCCCTATGCACACAACGAACATCAAATCAAAGATTGTCTAAAATTAAGTCAACGATTGGGATTTAAACGATTTGAATTGGTCAAAGGATTTAGGCGTGATCAACAGGCTCGGCACTACAGAACCGGCGAACCATTTGCTTTGGATCCTCCAACTACAATTCATCGTGTTATGCGAATGCCTAAACCTAACACGTATGTTGACCCAAATAATTGTATGCACCAATACCAAAGTAGTGTTTTTATGAACTCAAACGGAAAATTAAATTATTGTTGTTTTTTTGGACGAAAAGGAAGTGTTAACAACGTAGAAGAATTATTGTATAATAAAGTGGACTTAACCCGCGAAACGTGCATAAAAGAATGTGGATCCTAAATTATGAGTAAAATTAAAGTAAGTGAAATTTTTTATAGTCTCCAAGGCGAAGGTCGCTTTGTTGGTGTGCCCAGTGTGTTTTTAAGAACATACGGCTGTAACTTTACCTGTGCAGGCTTTGGTTGCCGACCCGGCGAACGGTCTACAGGTGCAGATGAAGTTGCTAAAAAAATAGAACTATATAAAGACTTTTTAGATCTTCCTTTGGTAGAAACAGGTTGCGATTCATATGCGTCGTGGCATCCTGCGTTCAAACATTTATCGCCGACATACACCACAGATGAACTTGTGGACAAGATGTTAGCCCTGACTCCCAACAATCGTTGGGTACAAAACAATGGCAATGATGTACATTTGGTAATTACCGGCGGTGAACCTTTGTTAGGCTGGCAACGTGCTTACGAAGAATTATTAAGTCATCCTGGCATGGCAGACTTGCGCAACATTACATTCGAAACCAATGGCACTCAAGAACTGCACGAAGATTTCCGAGATTTCTTAATTGAATGGGCCGGAGAACATGCCGATAGAGAAGTTACATTTTCGGTCAGTGCCAAACTAAGCGCATCAGGCGAGGCATGGGATGATGCTATCAAACCCAAGGTTGTAAACATTTATCAAACCTATGGGCACACATATCTCAAGTTTGTGGTAGAAACTCAGGAACATGTAAACGAGGCTGTTCGAGCGGTTGACGCTTTCCGTGCAGGTGGATTCAAAGGATCAGTTTACCTGATGCCACAGGGTGGTGTAGTTGATCCATACGAATCAAACAAAGTAAACATTGCCAACATTTGCTGTACACACGGGTTTAATTATAGTCCACGCCTACATGTAGACTTATGGGGCAACGGCTGGGGCAAATAAATGACCACAGCTCAAATCTTAGTAGCAGTAGGTGTGTGGTTGGTGCTGATGGCGATCAGCTATAGCCACTCGGGCTGGCGCAACATGCGTGACTGTTATGCCATGTGGTTCACACGTGAGTACTGGACCAGTTATAATACTGTAGAGTTTGTATCCTGGTTGGCCAAGGCCATTATCATTATCCCGGGCCTGATCTTTGGTATACAGATCTGGGAATTGTATTATCTTACACTGGCAACCAGCGTGACACTTATCTGGGCCAGTCGTAAAAAAGCTCTACCAACCCTGGTAGGTTTTAATACCATGTGGGCCTGGTTGAGCTTGATGGTACTGGTACAACATTGGATCAAATGACAGACAAAAAATCTAATGTCGCTGACGGCCGTGAAAGTTTTGATATTACCGTTGGTAATACTCTTGTTGCATTTTTTAATCGCAATGTCAGTCCTTACCCGACCGAAGCCGGAGGGCCCAAGTTTGATCTTATTCCCGTTGAGCGACAAAAAGACATCATGGTCAATGTGGCCCGTATGCATGCTCAACAGGAATACAACAGGATTACAGAATTGGTAGAAGTGCTACAGCGTCAGGCTGCAGAATTAAAACGGCGATTAGATATCACCGACATGGTACATGCCGCTAAATACGATTTCCAGATATATCATGGCCAAAAGTATTGGCTCTTACTAGAACGAGATACCGGACACACACGATTGACACAAACCGGACCTGCAGATTGGAGTACCGGTGCTCCGTGTGATTGGGAATACATTTGTCAGGTCAAATGGTTAGGTGACTATACCTGGATTGAAGTTAAGGAGAATGAAGATGGGATTGCTCGATAGATTTAAACGTAAACCCGAAGTCAAGGTTGAAGAACCAAAGGCCAAGGTATCAAAAAAATCAGCCAAAGATATAGCCACAGAACGAGGCGAACCTTATGTGGCTATTTTGAGTGTGGAACTGGACCCAGAAAACATGGGCAATGGTGCATTTGAATTGGATTGGAATGAAAAGTTTATTACCAATCTGGTACGTGCCGGGTATCAAACCAAACCCAATGAACCCGAAGATATTATTGTAGATCGTTGGTTTGCTGACATTTGCAAGAATGTTATATCAGAAAACTACGAGCAATGGGAAGCCAATCAACCAATTGAGGCTCGTCCACGTGTGGTTGATCGTAGGGATCTGGGCAACGGAAAGACCGAAGTAAGTTGATAGTTTACGTAAACGGTGATAGCAACAGCGCCGGAGCCGAAGCAGTAAAACCTGCTTGCTTTGCCGAAGATGATCCGCTGTATTGGCGACTGGGCCGACAACCTCATCCAGACAATCTTGCAGCCAGTTATGGTTGCGAACTGGCCAACCGCCTGGGTGCTATCTTGGATTGTGATGCTGAATCAGCCAGTAGCAATGATCGCATCATGCGTACCACACGCAGGTATCTTGAAAACAACAAGCCTGACCTACTCATCATAGGCTGGGCCACCTGGGAACGTGAAGAGTGGTTACATGATGGTACCTATTATCAGGTCACTGCCAGCGGAACAGATGCTGTTCCCCCTGAGCTTGCCGAACGCTACAGAAATTGGGTCATTGGACAAACAACTGCAACACGCGAAGACAAAATGTTGGCCTGGCATCAACGTATATATCAGTTACACCTTGACTTAGAAACTGCCGGTATCCGCCATGTATTCTTCAATTGTTTCAGTGACTTTGCCAACATAGCATCAGGTCAAATCACCACAGACAATTCCGACAATCCCAATAGGTCTGGTCTGCACGAGTGGAATCACAGCTACATAGGACCATACGATAAACAACTGACCTATTATCAATGGCTGACCAACCAGGGCTTTCAGGCAACCAAACATTATCATTTTCTTGCCGAGGCACATCGTGCCTGGGCCGATTACCTTTATGAATTTCTGGAAGCAAAACCAAATTCCATTTAGTTGGAATCCACACAACACTACCAGGTCTTGGGCCGGGTCAGATCACCAACAAAGCCTCGACCGTAATCCAAACAAAGGATTGTGGGATGGAATTGAGATCAACTATACCTATAACCCACAGGGCTTTCGTACCGCGGACCTGACTCAATACAGTGATCAGCCGGTAGACTTGGCTTTAGGATGTAGTTTAACCGAGGGCATAGGTCTAGCAACGGATCAAGTATGGCCCAGCATAGTGGCCCAAGAACGACCTTATCCGATGGTAAACTTGGGTATACAACAGGCCAGTACAGATACTGTAGCAAGAATCTTGACCAATTGCCAGGGTCTGCTCAATATACAATCAGTATTCATACTATGGCCTGACCCAAGTCGATTTGAAACCTATTACGCAGATCGAGTTGAATCCATAATTCCCACCCAGGCTCAAACTGAACATGTCTGGTACATGGACACCCACAATAGTCTCCAACGATTTTATCGAAATCAGCAGATAGTGCAGAGTTTTGGCCTACCCATTTTTGAAATCAAAGCTGTACAAGCATTTGATCCAAACTCCAGAGGTGCACCAGATCGGGCCAGAGACGGGCAACATTGGGGGCCCGAAAGCCATAAAATTGTAGCCTGGGAGTTTATAAAAGGCTTGACAGGTTAATCATTATATGCTATTATAATGCTATGAGATATCTACTTGTTGACACCGCTAATACATTTTTCCGTGCTAGACACGCCGCTCACCGCCAGGCTGATACCTGGGACCGCTTGGGTTTCGCTATTCACGTAACGCTAAATAGTGTTAGTAAAGCATTTAGAGATCAGCGAGCAGATCACGTGGTATTTTGTTTAGAAGGGCGTAGCTGGCGTAAAGATTTCTATACACCGTACAAGGCCAATCGTGCTGTGGCTCGTGCGGCATTAACAGAATCAGAAGCTGAAGAAGATCGACTATTTTGGGAAACCTTTGACAGTTTAAAAGAGTTCTTAGCAAATAGAACTAACTGTACAGTATTACAACACCCTGATTTAGAAGCAGATGATTTAATTGCCGGTTGGATACAACAACATCGTCATGATCATCACACCATTGTATCAAGCGATACAGATTTTTATCAATTATTAGCAGAAAACGTAAATCAATACAACGGAATTGCAGATGAGCTCCACACTATTACGGGTATTTTCGACAAAAAAGGTAAAGCAGTCATCGATAAAAAGACTAAGGAAGCAAAAGTCATTCCGGATCCTAAGTGGATTCTTTTCGAAAAGTGCATGCGAGGAGATCCGACCGACAATATCTTTTCAGCGTACCCGGGGGTCCGTAAGGTGGGAAGTAAAAATAAAGTGGGACTTGCAGAGGCATTTGCCGACAAAGATGCGAAAGGCTTTGCGTGGAATAATCTGATGTTGCAACGCTGGACCGACCACAACGGCGTGGAACATCGTGTCTTGGATGACTACTTACGTAATGTACAATTAGTGGACTTGACTGCACAGCCCGAAGAAGTTAAAGCTAAAATTGTGGGCACTATTGAAGGCAATAGTCAGCCACTGAATCGACCCATGGTAGGCGCACAGTTCTTAAAGTTCTGTGGCCGGTATGATCTGGTCAAAATGGCCGATATGGCCGACAGCTATGTTCGCTTTTTAGAAGCACCCTACCCAGAGAAATAACATGTGGATAGCTCAGATAGGTGTATTACTGGCCATAGGCCTGTTGATTGGATTTTTTGGAACCATGCTGATTGCTGCGGTTGTAGATTGGCATCAGGCACGTAAGACTCGTGTATGGGTAGAGTTACAAAAAACAAATTATGAACGTAAACGTCCGGCGGCAAAATAAGGAGAAGTTATGAATAGTATTGTCAGATGGTATCGCAGTAACTATGTACAGATTACCTGGTTCATCATTGGATGGTTGGCCATGGTTGCTGTAGTGGACTTTGGCAAAGGTGACTGGCCTGGAGTGGCCTGGGACATTGGCCTTGCCTGGCTAAATTATATTTTTTATAAGAACAATTAAATGACCAGACTAAAAGAACACTTACTGATGTGGCCGGCCTTGATATTGTTAATGGCGGCCTTGTTTGGTATATTGTATGGTATCAATAATGCATTACCCGATGCCGTACCAAGATACGATTGTCGTATTGCAGAGATAAGTCCTGACTTTACTGCTGCCATGAAAGAAGAATGTAGAAGAAAGTTGAATACAAAATGAACCAAGAACTAATTGCCAAGACTGTTGTAAAGAACAAGATGTGGATCGTGGAAGCCTACACTGGAACCAAGGTCGGCAATATCATGGCTGTGGAAGAAGGCGGCTTTGTTTATGTACATGACGACCAACGTGAACAGTTCTCATCTATCAAGTTGTTGAGCAAAAAATACAATATTGTTTTTGCCAAGTCAGAAAAGGCCAAGCGAGAAAAACAAGATGTCTATGATGTTTACGGCTTTCCCACTCCCAACCAACCCAACAATGAAGTCCTAGATGTTCAACGCTACTTGCCTATCTATACCAAGGGTGCCAAGAGCAAAAGTTTCTTCTGTGCCGGTTATTACATTATCAAGTTCAGCTCAACCTGGGTTCGAGCCTATTGCCCAAAACTCATTACGCTGAATCGTTATGAATACCAAGGCCCATTTAAGACTCAAGACCGTATGCTAGAGGCCATGCGAGAAGCCAATGGATAATGTACCGTTGCAAGTCAAAAACTTCAACAACAAAGTAAGAGCCATGAATCAGGCCAATGCAAAAATGGTGACCCTGACCTCAGACGAAGCTCGCAATTTACACGCCGAAATTTATGATTTGTTGGCCACTATCTCTAATTTGACCCAGTTATCCACTGGTCCTGCTACCATTACCACTATCAGCATGGACGGCGGCGGTTTTAAATAATGTACGTATATAAAGAGATAAATAAAAAGTACTTCAAGGATCATTGAAATGTCAAGACCAAAACCAACGGTGTTGTTGGACCATGTAAATAAGACCACTTACAAGAGTGAGCAAATTTTAAGTTCAGAAGGTATCTGGGCAGTCTTCTACGACAATCAACCCATCAATCTTAAAACACACAATATTTTGGTATCCTACCCTGGTCCAAAATACAAAAAGGTTTCATTTAGTAATCCAGGTCATGCAATAAATCTTTGCAAAAAACTCAACACTCTGTTTAAGTCGGATAAATTTTCGGTTGTGCTTTTACGTGCCGGCGACAAAATCTACCCCTAAGCGGTACACTCAACGTCAGCTGACAAAGATTTTTGTTGAACAGGCTGACGTTCCTGTTGGCCAAACAACCGACATGCAGATGCGTTGGTGGAAAAATCCTACCGATGATGCTAGTCTCAGACTCAGTCTCCAAGGACTTCAGTTGGTCAAGGCCGTTATTAAATTGGCAAGTTACGAATTTGATCTCAGCGAAGAACTGACCAATCATAACCTATTACAACTTGAGCGTTATCTCAAAGGACCTTATTATCTACTCAAACGTCAAAAGATAATTGTGTTCGAAGAAGAGGAGGCCACAATGTTGACCTTGTATTCTGGTAACTTAAAAGCCTATTTAGACTCAATAGAATCAGTAGGTTAGTGCTTACTAACCTGTTGTATTAATACAACAGAATAAACGGTTGACAGATTTGCCCATTTTTGTTATAATATAAGTATTGTAACAAATTAGGGTTCAAGATGTTAAAACAATCGCTAGAAAAATTTAGTAAGGCCAAATATACTAAAGTCACAAGAAGTGCAGAAACTCATGCCGAGAGTTTGGTTATTGCTGTAGCAGAACTCAACCGTCTTGCCAATCTATACAAAGGAAAACATACTCCGCAGACTGCTCGTTTATTGCGTGACAGTATGGACCACTGGATTCGACGTTACCATAATTATGTAATCGAAGGCGGCATTGGTGCCCACTATACCGAAGTAGGTGTAGATTTAAAAAACTGTATTTTTGAACACGTTATACCAGCGGCCAAAGTTCGCGATATGTTTATACAAGGTGTTCTTACTGCTGAGCAGGCTCTCAATACTCCTACTTGTTTTATTAGTAAAGCAAACGATCAATTATTGCGAGAAAATAAACGAGTAAGTTCTAGCCCAGATTATTGGAATTTCTTTAAGCGTTATGATATATTTAATAATGTAAAATTTCAAACTTATAATGGACAAACCATTGATTGTGATAAATGGACATTGGAAAATCATTTTAATTTTTTCAAAAATATATAAAAAGATTGACAAACTAGTCATTTTGTAGTAAAGTAGTAACTGTAGTAAATAGCCCACCGTGTAGTGGGAATTAAGTACCGCAAGGTAATCATTTTTAATTTAATAGGAGGCTTTATGCCAACAGCAACAACAGTAGCACCTGTACCTACAACCACACGTACAGTCAATCGAGGCGCAAATCCATTTGCCGCGATCGTTAAACAGCAAAATCAAGCTGTCACTCCACAAACTAATTCTACAGTCTACGAGCCAGTGCAAGTACGTGGCGATCGTGTAGATCAACATCCGCGAGTGCAACAGGCAATCAAAGATCTTAAAGCACGTATGAATGGGCGTCGTTACAACCAACAACACTTTGGTGAATTGGTTTGGGCACGATGGGGTGATATGGATATTAACATTGATATCCAACGCGACGAAGATCCTGTACATATTGCAGAAGATATCATTGATCGTTTTGACCCACGTCTTACTATGCCAGTCATGTGTACCCGACTTAAAAATGGTCGCTACTCTGCCTGGGAAGGTCAACAAACTACACTAACATTTTATGTACTACAAAAGGCCGGCATCATTGACAGTGATACACTCATACAAGTTAAAGCATTTGATGAAAACCTAGTAGTGCCAGGAACCACACTACAAGGCGAAGCAGTTGCAAACATGGGCTTCCGTGTTATCAACGGTGGCGGTCGTAAAGCAATCGATGCTTATCACTTGCATCGTAGTCGTGTTACTGGAGTTCGTTTATACGGATCACAGTTCCGTGAAGATGTACAAAGTGAAGAAATACAAACCATTGTTGAAAACAATAACATGTTTCCAGCTAAAACCAGTGCTGCGGCCCGTAATCAAGCTACACCAGGCATGATTACATACATACACGGTCTTAACTTAATTGCCGGGCACGATACTGAACCCAAGAACTTTAATGTCACTAAGAACGATCTAGACTGGGCACTACAATGGCACGACCGGTACTATCCAAACGAAAAAGGTGTTGACGGTGGTTTTATTCTGGCATTTGGTCGTTTAGCACAGCAGGCTCGTGAAGCTAACATTAAACTTGATTCCGCTGTTGAAGCAGATTTGTATAAACTGTTCCGTGCCAAGTATGGTTCACCAAAAGGATTCCACAAGGATTGCAAGGATCGGTTAGACAAGTTCCAACAAGCCAACAATCTTGCTAAGTCGTGGTCGGACAACTGCTTGACACCTATCTTGGTTATGGATTATATTAACTGGGGTGGTAAATTAGCATTACCACAAGTACATGGTATGACCACTTACTCAGGTATTTAATATGTACTACTTATATCTTTGGCGTCATCGGTTTGTAGACCCAGAAACAGATGCTATCGTAGAACGCACCTGCTTTGGGATTACCAGTAACCCTAAACGCAGGATTCAAGGATATGAAGGGCACGTAGGGCACAAGGTTAAGTTTAGTGCCTTATGGGCCGGTCCTGAGCGTTTAATCCGAGAATTAGAAAGTCAGATTAAAGATCATAGCGAAGGTTTTAGATTTGTTGGTACAGATAATTTTAAGTATGAATGGATCACCGAGGAAGTACCATATGATCAATTATACGACTGGGTTGAACTTACACTAACTAAAGGGGTCGATGGCGTAGTAGCTGTTGACCCAGAGGAACTTTAAAATGGACCTTAAACAAGTTTTATCACAAGTACCAAGACATATTTTTTATCTTAAAAACTATAATTCACCGATTGAATTAAGCCACGCAGTAAAAGCACTAGGCATGACACGTATGATATATGCGTTTTCTCATGTATACCACGACGTGGATCAATTGGTTGCAGATATTCTAAAGTACGGACAGGGTGCCGATTATGAATGGCAAAGAGGCACATGGGGCTCACGCATTTATCGGCAAGCAGGTAATTTACCAGGATGGGGAGTACACTCATTACAAGGACCCAATGGTAAAGAAATGAAAGACATTGCCGATCAATATGTGCAACAAACCGGGCGCATTGTACATAAAGACAATATTGGTATTATGGTTTGGGATTTTACTAATTTTAATTTCCCGACGGAACAATTATTTAAAAAGTTTCTTGAAAAAATAGAAAACTATTTAATTGAAAACTACCAAGCAAGGAATAATGGTAAAATGCCTGTTGGCAATATTAAAACTGAATCTCATGCAAAAGATTTTTCTTATGTTGAAGATTCTCAGTTTAACTCTCTATTTAATATTGAAGTGTAGTTATATGACCTACTTAGAAGAAATTAAAAAGAAGTACGATATTACAGACTATAAAGAAACGGCTGTTACTATTCCCGAATTACCCAAAGATGGCATTGTGCTAATTGTAGGTACAAGCGGATCAGGTAAAAGCACTATCTTGCGTAGCTTAGGCGAGCTCCGTCAACCTACTGTAGATAATACTCGTAATACTATTGATAACTTTACTACCCCCGAGCGTGGCGAAGAATTATTATTAGCTTGCGGTTTGCGCTCTATTCCAACTTGGTTCCGAGCACCTAACACATTGAGCAATGGTGAGTTCCACCGCTTTGAAATGGCTCTTAGTTTAGATCAAGGTCTTAGTACGGTAGACGAATTTACAAGTGTAGTGGATCGGGATACTGCTAAAAGTTTAGCATTAAGTATTCGCAAGTTTTATGATCGTCGTGGAACTATAGATCCACTCTATATTGCTAGTTGTCACAGAGACATAGTAGAATGGTTAGATCCAGACTACGTATATGACACAGATCTCTGTGTCTTAGAAAACCGGAGGTCACCCTTTCGACTGGGGACCAGACCAGAACTCACACTCACCATCCGAAGCACAAGTGCGCACTATTGGCGATATTTCAGTAAGTATCACTATTTAGATACTGCTATTAGCAAATCAGCGCATTACTATGTGTTACTGTTGGGTGACAAGCCCATTGGTTTCCATGCCGCTATACATTCAACTAACAGAGATATTCACAGTTACTGGCGTGGTCATCGTACTGTAATTCTTCCCGAGTTTCAAGGCATGGGCATAGGTACACGATTTAGTGATGCTATTGCTGAAATATATGTTAGCCGTGGCTTACGTTACTTTAGCAAGACAGCACACCCTAGTTTTGGCGAACACAGAGAACGGTCTGAACTGTGGCGCCCTACATCAATGAACAAGAAAAGCCGTGCAGGCAGTTACTTAAACAAAGACGGAACTGCCAGAAAAATGCCCGGTTATGGTGGCACTACCACTGTTCGTGATGCATACCGAGTATGTTATAGTCATGAGTATATAGGTAAAAAATAACCCTGTTGTAAAAAAGCTACACCCGTAACCCCCTGTTTTTAGGGGGTTTTTTGTACTTAAAATTCTGGTAGATCCAAAAAGGCCAAAATGCTATAATGTTTGTATAGTGATTAACAAGGAGCAAAAATGGCTGGATTAACCGTGGTTGAAGGCGATACTATTCGTGCTTATGATTTCAAGCCCATGTTGGGTCGTGAAGACTGTTTTATCGAAGGTCGTGTCATTGATGCCCACAGCACTGAAATGGGTTTTCAGGCCTACAAGATTGTAGTTACCAAAGATTCTTGGTCTGATGACAAAGATCCAGGTCGCGTTGGTATTGAAATGTTTGTACCTTGGCGTGTTGACTTTAGTGAGTTCCAAGGTCGTGTTATTAACTTATCGAGATAAGGCTGTAATGGGGAGATGCCTTCCTTGGAGAGCCTTGATACTCCAGAAACTTGCATGTCACTTTTTACTGGTTTTTGACTCTAAATAAAAACCAGT